TTGTGATATTCCATATTGCATAATTTATAGTTCTTTCCTGTTTTAATAATTCATATTAGACCCAGATCCCCCGCTTCCTCCTGTATTTACGGTAGGTCTCCTGATAATAAGACTGCCAATACCAGAGCCACGGCGTTTTGCTTGTTTCTTTTTAGGCTTCTTTTGGACTGCCACTTCCGTAGGTGGAGGGGGCGGTGGTGGTGGTGGGTCCGCTTGGACCACCTTTGGTCTACTCATGCACATAATATTTAGAGGATGTTCTCGTTCTGTTCTTGGAAGGCAGCCTCCAGAAACTTAATCACAGCTCTTTGTCCGTAATGAAAGTCTAATTCTCGGAGACTAGTGGATGTATCAAAGTCCTTTTGAGGGAACCTTTCTTGCAGGGCATCTAGGAAAACCTTTGATACTGTGGGGAAATCTTTATTTTGAATTATCATATATGGCTAGAGGTCGTTAAGAACTTCAGGAAGTTTCTCGTTATTGATCCACTCCTTGGTCTGCAATAGGCACATTGAGTTCCACACTACAGCACCCAAATGGTCTTCCTCTTCGTCCCCCTCCATGAATGCCCACAGGTGTCTGTAAATGCTGTCAACATAACGACTTAGGGGGATTCCCTTTTCCCAATTAGACCTCCCATACTTCAGTGCTCCATCCTCAAATCTCTTTGAAGCAGCACGCAGAGCAGCAATAGGTAACAACGAGGGCAGCCCCTTGCCAGTCATAGAATCCCTCACAGCTCCACTTGCGAACTGACTGCGCTCTCCTGAGTCTGGTAGTTTTCTTACTGTGGGGTCCATAGCTTTATCTCCTGTGTTTCTCTGTCGTATTCGTTGTGTCTGAGGATTCTTGCAAGCCTAGCGGTTAGCAATGCGTCATCTGCTGTGAGTCCCTTGGATTCATAGACATCGACCACTGTTTCCCATGACTCTCCATGCTTGTCTAGCAGCTTTTGTGCTGTGATTAGTCCTACACCGGGGACCCCACCATAGCCATCAGTAGAGTCACCAGCCATTGCTTGGACAAGGTGGAACCTATCGGCTTCCTCGTCTGTGGTCTCCTTTGTCTCATCCTTGAGAAAGTTATACCAAGTGCAAGGGAGTGTTCCAAAGTCCTTGTCACCACTGACTGCGATGGTGTTCTCCCTGTCTCCTGTGGCTAGGATTCCAATGACATCATCAGCCTCCAGGTTGTCCCACTTGTCTCCATTGAAGGTCTCCATCATCCACTCCCTGATCTCATTGATACCAAGGGGGCTTCTCTTGTCCTTTCGGTTGGCCTTGTATTCAGGGAACAAGTCATACCTAAAGTTCCTCCTATCAGAGAAGATGGTTGTGACCTCAGTAGTCTCCAGCTTCTCCAGTATGTTTTCCATTAGCTGGATTGCCTCTGCCTTCGCTTGGTTAAAGTCAGTGTGAATGGTAAAGATGTCATCCTCCCATTTGGTCTCCACTTCAGCAGCAAACGCTGCCCTGTAGAGAATCATGTCGCCGTCAATCAATGCTTGTTTCATATTGTTTAGTGAGTTTCTGCCCAGTTAGCTCCTATCTTGAACTCACCATCCAACGGGCATTTGAAGTTAAGGATGGTTCCTGCCTTGATGATTGCGCTGACAAACGAATGACCAAGGGCATCTGCTTGTTTCTTGTTGCATGAGAACTGGACCTCATCGTGGACATTGGCGTGCAGCTCGTAGGGGATGTCTTTGTTATCCATCTCAAACTCCACCAGTGCTTGCTTCATGACTACAGCACCAGCCGATTGAAGCAGCAGGTTCAGTGAGCTGTGCATTGATCGACAAGGAAGAGTCCTACCGTCAAGCCCGTGGAGCACTCCATGTTTCTCTACTTGTTGGTGAACAGCAGCGGTAAGCGATTTGATTGCAGGAATCTTAGACATAAAGGATGCCTTTAGTTGCTTCCCTTCTTTGCTGGATCCACCAACGATCTCACCAATCTTCTTGTCTCCTGCACCATATAGGAAGGCGTATATAAAAGTTTTCGCTTGGTCCCTATTTTCAAGGCCCGCAGCCTTTTGGTTAGCTGTGTGGATGTCCCCTTCAAGGATCTCCTTTGCATACTGCCCCTTGTCCCACTGATACATATAGTGAGCAAGACACCTAAGCTCCAACCCAGAAGCATCAGCACCTACAAGCACCTTGCCTTTGGGGGCGGTAAACAAAGACCTACATTGTTCTCCATACTCAGCTCTGACTGCTGGAACCTGGGCCATGTTTGGATGGTGATGACTACACCTACCACTCACAGTTCCCAAGGTATTGACTGACCCGTGCAGTCTCCCTTTGTGTTCTAACTTGAGCCACGCTTGGTTCCCTTCAGCTACCTGACCGAGCCTCTTACTGACAAGCAGGTATTCAAGAAGCTTCAGTGACTGAGGTGTATCGATCTCCCTCAAGACTGCCTCGTTGATTGCTGGTCTCTTCCCTTCGTATTCCTTTGGATCCCACCCGTCAGCCATTAGTCGAGCTGCTATCTGGTCCCTTGATGCTGGGTTAAAGGGGATCTCTTTGGTTTTCTTTGGTCCTCTCTCTACGTCCTTTGCTTTGTGTCCATCAGCTACAGCAGCCTTCTTGCTTGCGTATTGTTTCCCATCAGCAACCCACCAGCATGACTTCATCTCTGTGACTGTGGGACCAAAGACCTCCTGTAGTTCCTGCTCGATCTCAGTGCGTCTCACCATCAGCGTCTTGATCAGCTCCCCGGCAGAGTCCTTATCAAATGGAAACCCAGTCTCTGTTTGCTTCCTCATTGATTTGGCAAACGATGTCTCAAGCATCAGGGCTTGGTGTGAGTATTTCTTTTTCTCAACAAGGTAGTGAAACAAGGAGGCAGTCACCTTCACATCTTGGACACAGTAGTCTTCCATCTCTTGGCTCCACTCGCTCCAGTCTTCTGTCTCCCCGTGGTCATTCTTGTGTATCCCAATGCGAACACCCCAAGCTTTCAACGAGTGACTACCAATCAACTTCTTTGGGAACTCCTGTCTCTTAAAGTCATCAGCCTTGAGGTCTGGGTAGGACAACTGAGCAATGATCTTTGTGTCGAATATTGAGTGATGAGTCCATCCATACAGTTTCTTCAAGGCAGGACCATCAAAGTTAATTGCGTTGTGTCCAATCACGTAGTCATGCTCACTCAGTAAAGCCAAGCCATCCTTTATGTTGTCCGCTTGGAACCTGTGAACCTTCTCTTCGTAGTCGATAACAACCATGCAGTGGAGAGTCTTTAGGTCCTCCAAGGTGTCCCAGTTGTCTATCGCTTGTGTCTCTATATCAAAAAATGCTGTCTTCATTGTTTTCAGTCTTAGTCTCGTTGTTGAATTCATTCGCTATATCTTCTGTAAGCAGCCCAGTCTCAATGTCAAAGTCTAGAGAACAAGCAATGCCTGTCTGTCCACTGAACCTGTTCTTGAGAACTCTTAGCTGTGTCTTGTTTCGTTCCTCTGCGTCCTGTTGGTTTCTCTCTAGTCCAATCACCATGTCACTTAGCTGGGCAATACCAGCAGAGCCACGCAGTTGAGCCAGTGATGTTGTTGCTCCTTCCTCATGGCCTCTCCCTTCAGGACGCTTGAGGTGACTAACAAGGATAAGAGCTATGTTTGTTTCTTCTACCAGTGACCTAAGCTTGGTCATGGTGTTATCAATCATTCGTCTTTCATCACCGTCCCCCATGCCACTCACCACAATAGACAAGTGATCAAGAACGATGACCTCAGTGTCCAAAGCAAGAGCAAGGAAACGAATGTGGGAAAGCAAATTGTCGCTATCAAGACTCCCAAAGTGGTCATACAGAAACAACCGGTCACTACCTACCGTTGACTTAAAAGCATCATGGAACTCATCAGTTACCTGAAAGGTTTCCTGTAGGTGGAGCTGTTGTTTCATCTCGATACCCACAAGAGACAAACCAGTTCTCTCAATGGATTCCTCAAGGGCAATGTAACCAACTTTCTTTTCAGTAGTGGTAAGCAAGTGGTGGGCGATGACCTTACACACCTGACTCTTACCGATACCACTACCAGCACAGAAGGTAACTATCTCTCCCTTGCGTAGTCCTCTGGTCAACTCGTTCAAACCAAAGAATGGATAGGGTGTGGACTCGTAGGTCTTTGGGTTCGTTAGTCTCTCAAGTAACTCAGTGCCCGCAACGATGTCATCAGGTCTCCACACCTTGGCTTCCCACATGGCCTTGGTTATCTCTTCACCTCTACCGGCAAGGAGTAACTCAGAAGGATCCTTCATTGGGAGCCTAGCTATCTTCCCTCTACCAGCAGGTAACAAGTGAGCTACCTCAATGGCAGCCTTTCGTCCCACTTCGTCTTCATCAAACATCAGGATGACCTCTTGGAATCGAGAGAGCCACTCCATCTGTTTTTTAATTACAGACGCTGCTGAGTTAGCCCCCAACCCAAGAGAAACAACAGGCCACTTGTTCCCGTTGACCTGACTAACACTCAGGCAATCTATCTCCCCCTCAGTAATGATCAGCTTGTTTCCCCCGTTGGGCCATAGGTGCTGACCAAAAAAGTGATCAGGGTTCCCACTACACCTGAACTTCTTGCCCTCGAATCTATACTTCTGGGCTATCTGCTTACCATCCAGGTTGTAGTAGTTGGCTATATGACATAGCTGTCCTCCTAGTTCTCCTACTTGGTAGCCAAACTTTTTACAGGTATCTTCGTGGAGTTTCCTGTGGGGAAGAGCTTGATACTCCCCAGTAATAAATACATTTGTTTGTTTTGGTTTTGATGTGGGAGCACCCTCTGGTTTGAAGGGGCTTGGAGCTGGTGTCCATTTATCACAAGCGTAACACTTGGTGGAACCGTCGATGTTTATTGTCATCCCATCACTACTCCCACACTCTTCGCATGGTTGGTGGATGAGAGCAGCTTCTATTGTAGCCACGATATAGGTATCTCTCTTTCGCACCACAGGAACCCATGCTTGTCACACCAGTCCCCGTAGGTTGTTTTGCTTTTTTTGCTTAATGTGTTTTTAGCACGCTGAAATACAAACCGGATGTCTAACGCTGGGTTGTCCCGTCTAACCATCAAATGCTTTGTTCTGTCTGATGGTTTCCAAAATCCCTTCACCTCCAATACAACTCCATTACCAAGAATGAAATCAGGAGTGTAGTGACACACCTTCGTATACTTCAGCCGCATGTCCTCGTATGAGAAAGACACCCCGGCCCCCGAAAGAGCCGAGGCAATCCTCTTCTCAAACTTAGAACGGTATGCTGCCGCTTGATTTTTCTTCCTCGTTCTCAAACTCAGTCTCAAAGGTTTCACTAACAAAGCCGTCACCTTCGTCACCAAAGCCAAAGTCACTACCACCACCAAACTCTTTTAGATCAATGATTTGTGCTGCCCTCAGTCGAAGAGAGATACCAGTAACTAGCCCCGATCCTTTTAGATTCATTGACCAGCAGAAAGGCTCAACGGAAAGCTTTAAGATAGAACCATTACCCACGTTGGGTTTGTCGTTAATCTTTTTTCCCTTTGAATCAACCAACGCAACAGAGAACTCAAGTAGTCCTTTGTCGGTTAGCTTCTTTGCTACCTGCTTGGCATAAATCTGGAAGTCACCTTCCTTTGTAATACTGCAAGGATACCCCTCGGCTTCTCCATGCGGCTTGCCTGTATCCTTTTGCACTTGGGCATGATAAGCGTCATAGATTTTTCTTACTTCAGCATCAAAGACCTTGAAGTCCTTTTCACTTACGTGAATCTTTGCGCTATATACCCCAGCACTATTAAAAGCAGTGTCAGGTTCGGTCAGGCGAGGCCAAAAAGCTCTTCCTGCTGGTGTTGTCATTATTTTATTTGCCATATCTGTTATTTCCTTTCGTTGTTTTTTGGTTCTTCTGTAATGTAAACATCGCAAAGCATTGCAAACACTCGTGCGCTGGTTACTAATTCTTTCTCACTGAAATCAAATGCTTCTGGGTCTATGTCTGCTCCGTCATCGTGGGCTTTCTTGAGTAGTCCAAAGTTCACTGCTGCTTGGGCTAAACTATTCCACCCATCAATCAGCTCGTTTGTTGACTTATCTATCCTTCCCATAGTTCAGAGGCTAAAGTTCTAAATGCTTTTTCTGCTTGGGCAGGAACGACTCCGTTTCCCAAGAGCCTAATCCGGTCCACCCTTTGGGAAGTCCCATCAGTTGCTCTACCCACTCCTCGTTCAGACGGCAAGACTCTGCTCGCTTCCCAACCATGTTGTTCTTCGTGTGGTAGTGCGACGTAAACTTGTGAACCTCTCTTCCCAGCAGGAAGTTGCTTGGTGTGTTCTCGCAGGACTTTGCTGTCCCGTCTTTCCAGTCCCTGGCGGTTGGTGTGGGCCAAGATAAAGACTCGTTTTCTTTGGTGTCCGTAGCCAACTTCTGACGCTGAGAATATTCCCCACGCCGACTTGTAACCAAGCTCTTCCAGATCCTCAAGGACTTCGCTGAGTCCAAGGGTAATATGTCCTTCGACGTTTTCGAGGAATACGGCAGTTGGTTTACAAAGTTGAATTCCTTTTGCAAGGTAGGGCCAGAGGTGTCTTGGGTCTGCTGTTCCCTTTCGTTTGCCACAGTTTGCAAAAGGCTGACATGGGTAACCGGCAGAGAGAATGTCCACCTTGTTACGAAACTCTTGGAATGGGAAGGTTTTAAGGTCCGTCCAGATAGGAGCTGGAGCCATTTGATTCGTTTCCATCTTCGCAACCAAGTTTGCCACTGCGAAGGCTTCGATCTCCACATGAAACACTGGGCTGATTGCTCCGAAAACTCTTGCGAGTCCAAGCCCAAGTCCGTCATATCCTGAACAAACTGAGAGGTGTGTAACTGTTTGGGAATGACTATCATTATCTCTAGCTAAAGAAGTAAGTTGAGTCATGGATCTTTGTTATTTTTGCATCCCCAAACTCAGGTGGAGCAGGGAACGAGATGTCAGGATGCTGATCAGACAGTTGTTTAGACCAGTCAGATAGTAAGTCAACCTCAAACATATTTACGAAGACATCCCTGAGTATTCTTGAGAGGTCATCACACTTTGTTGCATGGGTTCCATAGCTGTCATGCACCATTGCAAAGTCGTAGATCCCTGCCTCTTTGTTTGCCCTCACTACAGTCTTGTGAAGAGCAGAAGCATCAAGGGCATGAACAAAGTTAGGACTCACTCCGTTGGCTTGTTTCCTTCTACATATCTTGTCGCTCTCTTCATTGAAGCGAATCCAAGTTGCCTCACCTGACACCCATGTCTTCACTCGTTTACTGTGGAGCTGTTTGTAGTCCTGAATCACAGGGAATCCACTTGGACTGTTCCAAAACAAAGGGCGCTGCTTCTGGCTAATCAAACGAGAGCACTCTTGGAACCACTGCATGACCTCCTTTGGTTTCTCAAGGACCTCCTCGATCCCTCGCCACACCAAGCCAGCAAGATAGTTTGTTGCCATTACCTTTTCTCTTGGATCAAATGGACTCCTTCGTTTTCGGTCATGGATCTCATCCTCAAACCACTCCACAACATAGGCCCTGTTACTGTAGCTCGTCAGCCCGTAGGAGTAGCACATCACAGGACGCTTGCAGGTTGACCTAGTGATTCCAAACTGGAGCCACTCCTTGGAAAACAACCGGCCTTCACTGGCATCCTTTCTTAGATACCCCTCTACCCTCTCGGCTACCACCTTGTAGATGTCTGCTGGTGTCTCAGTGGGAAGCACATTGGTTGCACTCATCCCATACGGGTCCCGAATAAGCATCGAAAGAATCTGCAAGCCATTGTTGCTGGCATCCATAGACACCGGAAGGAACGTCTCAAGCTTTCCTGTAGATGTCAGCTTGGCCCACTCAAAGCACCAAGCAAGGAACTGAAATGGTTTGTCTGCTTCAATCCACAGAAGTTCTTTCTTTGGGTTAGCTGCTATCTTTTGTGCATCCTTTGCAAAGTCGTTTGCCCACTCCACTCGCTTGTCCAAAGTAACCTTGTCGTTCCCCCATGTGTTCGCGCCGTGAATCGCAAGCCACCTGTAGGCTTCGTTTGTTTTTACCTTCTCACCACGGGAAAACCTCAGTAATCCCCGGCACATATCAGGCCCTTGAATGCCTAGAAAACTAGGGATATTGTAGACTCTACCTCTGAAGTCACAGTTGCTTGGATAGAAGAACCTAGTGGATCTCATCTTGTCTGCCAAGTAGAGAACCTTTCCCACAAGTAGCCTTCTTGATTTCGTAGATGCGTTCCGCTTGTAGACACCAGCAGCCATCATCTTCCATCTAGTCAGTGCCTCCTTGTCTTCATGGATCGCTTTTGAAAATGGTGGTAACGTCTCGTCTTCTCTCGATGGGAAGCCAGTGATCTCAAGGGAGTTCTCCCAAGCCCAACTTGTGACATCAAGAACCTCACTGTTCACCCTCCACGGTGTCTGCTGAATCAGGTTGCAAGCCTCCATTGGCTCAGGGATAACGGCTGGCGCATCCCGTAGGTGCTCCATGTTTCTTGTCTTTATGAA